GAGCGGGCCGCAGACGGTGAAGTTAATGCTTGCTTGAATGATCTCACCGACAGTCGCGGCAATCTCCACGCTGGTAAGCGCACACCTGAATCGCACAGCTCTGGTAGTGCTGCCGCCGGAGAATCGGAGCTCTATCGTATGCGTTGGCTCTGTTGGCGTCTGCGTGGTTCGCAAAAGGTCATCCATGATGGCGCGACCTTCAATCAAGTTTGATGCGTTTTCGTAGTAAAAAACGGTGGCCGTCCCAGTAAATGACTGCACGCCATAAACGTAGTTACGAGCAAAGTCGCCAAGGCTGGTGGTCTCTAACGTGTCAGCGTTGGCCGAAAAGCTCCAATCACTGACTCGCGCCACTTGCACGTTGTCAACCAGTAGGGAGCCATCAATGCCGGTGTACTGCTTAGCCACTGCCGTTTAGCTTTTGCTGTCAGTCTAAACCGGAACAGCAACTAGCTCTACGCTGATACTTTGGATGCCAGGTGCAACATAGGTGACACTAGGCGGGCGGTTGTATCGCCATGTTGTGCCCGTTGCCGTGATGTAGTCGTATGTCGTCATGCCGGCAAACATCTCAACTGGCACCGCAAACGTTTCAAACGAGCCTTGGGCTATGGCGTAGTGATCAGTAATCTGCTTGCCAACAGCCTCCAGTAGATTCTGAAAGCCAAGGCTGAGCTGGGCTCCTAAGCTCAAGCTTCCGTGTTGGATGCGCACTTCGTAGCCGCCTTGGCTGCGATAGGTCGACTGCGGCTTGCTGCCTGGCGTCCATACCCTCGAACTCGGTTTGATACCCGGAAAACTCTGAACAGCCATTTACAGCACCACGAACGGATTGAGTGCGATGTCGCCTGCAATCAAACTAGCGCCGCCGGCATCAGTCGGGAAATGATTGGCTTCAATAGTAACTTGACCAGCAGCAGTTTCCGAAATGGAAGCTACTTGATAGTACGCAGTCTCCGCATAAGAACCAGAGGATGAAACAACGCCTGCGCGCGTGATCCTGATAATGTCCATCGGTTGGAGCTGGGCGACTAGCTTCTCGCCGGGAGGTGATTCTGCGTCGTACGCCACAACAAACGAAACAGAGTGAGTAATGTGCTTTCTTGAAGCAAGAATATATTTACCAACCAGCTCGGAGTGAATGCTGTTGGTGACAAAATCGGAAAAATCATACTGCTCAAATGGTCCGTTCAATGCCGTTCCCGTGTACCTGATTTCTGTGGTGGTGTTGAGGCTATAAGGCTGACTGAGCTGTTCGCGCCACGTGATAAGCACGCATATAGGCTTGCGCTGCTGGGATGGATAATATGTTTTTTCATATGTATCATTTAATATCTGCGTCGCGTCAAAGCTTTTTGCAGGGGAGATCGTGCTGGCGTTAAAGTCGCCGTTTGACAGCACAGGCAGCACCGGCTTAAAAGCAAACTTTCCGTCGATCTGGACAAACCGCAGCAAGAATCCAGGTGCCACGCGCGCCAAATAGTCGCGCAGGTTGACTGGGTTGTTGACAACTCCATTAAAGAACAGCCTGTTGCGCTCAGTGAATTTATAAGCTTCCTTGAACGAATCAATGTCAATTAAATAATCCGGGACATTGTTCACCTTAAGCAGATAGTATGCAAGATTTAGAAAATTGCTAGAGCTTCCAATGCCGCCAGTCAGTATGTCTGCAACCCTGACTCCATTGCGGACAAAGCAGCGCACCTGCTCTTTGTAGTCGCCAAGCTTTGCCTCTACTGTGTAAGTGCCTCTGACGGCCAAACAGCTCAACCCCGCAAACGAGCCACCAGATCCAGGTGATAGTGGCAAGCCAACCGTGTTATAAGAAATCGGAACGGCTGGCGCTCCAGGAGTGCCGGGAATTGTTACTGATGGCGTGCCTGGGGCAACCAGCACTCGCAAAAAAGTCGATCCCGAATATGGGTTGATTTTGATTTTAATGTTGCTTCGATCTTGCCATGCGCTAATGCTTCCTCTATCTATGCGCAACGTATAGCTAGCTGAATCGTAGCCATTGTCGTCAGATAGAGAAATGCTCGTTACCGCGTCGGAAGCAAAAACTCCGCTAGCAGCAATAGTTCTGCTTCCACGCGAAAATGTGTATCTAAACGGTAGCTGCGTATTAGTCTCGTCTTCTACTTTTACCGTGAAAGACAATTTAGCTGCGTAAAAAGATACAAACGAAAGCCCAAGTGTGTTTTGTATTTTTGCATCCTTATCAATCCGTTCTCTGTATTCGTATACCGCCGCCGTTCCAGGGATGACGGTTGCAGGCGTTGCAGGTATGGCAGGAGTGCCCGGTACGGTGCTAACCGTTGAAAATGTATAGTCATATCCGCTTGTTGGCATCGTGCCATAGGCAAACGCGCTAGTTGCGCCAGAGATGTTTCTGAGAGAAAAAGCGCCTTTATATATGTCGTCGATTGAAATGCTACCAATTTCGCCGTCGCTAATAACCAGACCAAGCGCAAACGAATCTCCCAAGGTATCCGTTAACCGCAAACCGTAACGCGCTGCTGGTGGACTGACCCAAACGCCGCCCACGTTTTCTTGGAATTTGCCGTAAACAAGTGGGATCGAATTCCCTACAGCAACAACGCGCTGCTCACCAGTTGCATCCTTCTCAACCGTAGCTACTGCGTCATACTCATCGCGCAGTAGGTTTGTAGAAATCGGTGCCGATGCGCTCTGTTGAGCGATGAATGGATCGAGCTCGAATGAGTTTGGCATCAGACTTTAGGCGGTTGACCGACAAGTGAAGTGGTGAACTTACGCGGAGGCACTTGAGCCTCGGTTGGATCTAAGTTAGTGCCAATCTGGAGCGTGACCGTCAAGTCGTTGACAGTGGCAGAGCTGAACTCACCTGTATAGCTAGCAATTTTGGTCTTGATACTTGGTGCAGTGCCATCAGCGGCTGGCGCAAACTGATACAAGTCAAGAGTCGCTAGGTAGCGCAGTGCCAGTCCGTTTTCAATGAGCGATAACGATGTATTGGACGCAGGAAACGTAATATCAAGACTGTCTGAGCTAGGAGTAATACGAGAGAAGATTGCACCACCATCAAATGCAAAAAATGCGTGGCTGTCAACGGTCGCGTTTACCCAGAAGTTTTGCCAACGATTGATCGTTGCGCCTGTAGACGTGTAGACGTGTAGAAACTGAGCAATCGCAAGCATTAGCGGTTCACTCCAATGGTTCTACGCAGCGATGGGTTGCTCTGCAGTTGGCTCAGTGCCATGTTTGCGCCTTGACGCGCAGCCGTGGATGTTGCCTGCTGCAGATCATTCATGGTGACGTAGTTGGTGCCGTCCATCTGAGTGACCGGGCCGGTGGTGATGTTGACTTGCGGTGTTGTCATGCCCGTTCCGGCGCCGATGCCATACTGCTGCATTCCAGTGGCTGCTGGGCGGTTGGCCGATGACATGCCAGGCAAGATTGTGCCGCCGCCTTTGAACCATGCTTCTTCCATGTTTTTACGATTCTCTTGCCAATATCGCCTGTTATAGCTTTGGGCAGCATCAAAAAATTGTTTGTTAATCTCGTTGTATTTTTGCTGGCTGTCAGATACGCTGATAAACATTTTGGTTTGGTCCAAAATGAATTTATTAATGGCGGCATCATACGCAGATTTGAACGCCGCATTTTGGCCAGCGGGTCCAAAGTCATAAGACACACCAACAGCCTTAGCGCTAGACATGCCTTGCACATATCCAGACGTGGCTCCAGCCGCTTCTTTTGCTGCCGCTGCCGCACGCTCCATATTGCTAGCAAATGTACCGGACGACCCGGCTGCGGCTTGCGTGGCCTTGGCAACGATGTTCTGCTGATAAGCAGCATCTGCTGCCTGCACCTTGCCATCGCGTACTGCTACCGCTGCCCGCTCTTGCTGCCTAGCAACCTCAGCAACGGTCCCTGCTTGAATCTGAGCCAGATCCGCCGCTTCTTTAATTGCACCAAGCGCTTTGTAGTGCTCGGCATTGGCGGTGCCTTGCGCTGCAGCTAAACGGACGACAGCCTCTACCTCTTTAGCTTTTTGCTCAGCGGAAACGACCGCCAGCCTTGCCTTTTCAACCTCGGCGGCAATCTGCGCTTGTGTTGCCTGCAGCTCAAGCTCGGCTTGCCTGACAGTGATTTCATAGATATCTTTGGCGGCTTTGACTCGCTGCGTTTGATTCTGCGCGTTATCAAGTTGGCGCTGCGCTTGCTGGAGCAATACATCATTGACCTGCATCTCAGCTTGCAGGTAAGCCTGCGTGATCGAGGCGCGCTGATTGGCTACGGCATCAACGACCTTGGCGGATGCGTCAGCCGCCTGGCCCGCCTCCTGGATTGCTTTGGTGACGGCTTGCTGTTCTTCCTTTAGTTTCTTTGCCGCTTCTTTGGCGTCGTCAATCTTAGGCGGCAAGCTGGAATAGTTCTTGACGGATTCGGCTGCTGCCTCATTGACTTTTTGCTGTTCTTCC